TCTCTTTGGCTTTGGTCTGCGTCTTGTCAGCCTCTATCCCTACGGCTTTAAGCGCAGCGATAGCGGATGTGGCATCCCCTTTAATCTCAATTATTTCAACTGCCGCCATTGTAGCTTAATATATTCGTTCCATCCTTCGGGGAGTTTGTTCTTGCCTTTGGCGATTTCAATGCAATCACCTACCCCAAGCCACTCCTCCGAGTTTAGTATTTCAATTAAATAACTTAAATAAGATTGTTTCATACTACGTTTAGGAGTTCGAATGTTGCTTTGCCTGTGGTCATATTTAGGCTGACGTTGTTTATGATGTACTTGGTGTTGTTCCAAATGATTGCATTCTGAAGGTTCAGTTTGATAATACTGCCGATGGGTAAGACTGCCTCCACGTTGTACACCCTGCGCTGGGCGGAATAAAGGTCTGTGATGTAGTCTGCCCACTGGGTATAGTAAAGGCTTTGATTTACTGATTGAAAATAAAACGGGTCTATGTCACCTCCAAAGCAAATAGAATACGCTGCCCCTACGTTATCGGAGCGATTGGAGGTATTAGCATACCAAACGTCATCAACCCTTCTGTGGGTTCCGTCTACGTTTACATACCCGACAGGATTTGAACTTATACTTATTCTATATTGAGCGTAAAATAAAATGGGCGCACCCAAGTAAGGGTTGAATATACCCGCCTCATTTGTCTCGCTTGTGATGCTTTTATAAACGATTACATTGGTAAGGGCATCTGTATGCAGGTCGGTTAGCCTCTCAAATAACGGACATTCAAAAGGGACTTCAATAAGCAACTCCTCACCATCAAAAGTAAAGGTGGTGTTCAAATCTCCAAATCCAACGTCATTTGTTTGTTGGTATTGATAGCCGAGTATCTGCTCTGTTGGCTGATACTTAAATTCAATCTCCTTGTATAGCGGTGGCCTGTTTACCACAAACTCGGTTATGTCTAAATAATCTTGGTAGTCTTTGTCGCTTCCTGCTGCGTACCAATCATTCAACGGCTGAAGCAAGAAACTCGAGGATGTCGTTGGAACAATGACCATATTATACATCTTTAGAATGCCTGCCAAGAAGTCCTTTACCTTTATTTCGGGCATCAATTCCGATACTCTGACCGCTACCGCAATAGTATCGGAGGATGTCATAGAGGCAGTACCTAGCGAGAAAGGTGCTACTGGAGCATCGGGGTTAAAAGTCATACCCCAAGTGGCAACTCTATAAGTTAAAGCGGTACTATTATTTTGGGTTTTTACTCGTAGGCTAATCCTATCTCCATCTGCTAACCTTACCCCAACAAAAGTAAATGTCCCCGTTGAGGTTACTACTTTACTTGTTCGGTAGGCTCCGTTAACGTAAATAGCAAAATTCGCCGCTTGGCTTAATGTGGCAACATTAACACTAAATTCAAAAGTCCCTGCGCTGCTGTCAAAGTCGGAGGGAATGTCAAAAGTGTCATTGGCAAGGTTAAAATAAATCCCCGTTCTTGTTTGAAAATCTATTTTTTCATACGTCATTGCGTTAGGTTGATTTTCGTACATATAGCCCTCCTTGCGGTGCAGCCATAGCGACAAGTCAATAAACGGAGTAGCAGCCAAGAACGCTCCCGTGAACGTGATGCCATATTTTGCTTCCATCGCATCAAGGATAGCCGTAACCTTTAGCGCAGGCTTAAACTCATAGTAATGGATGCCTCTAAAACCTTGACCTTCACCGCCTGTTATTTTATAGGCAATGTTATCTTCATTATTAGCGCCACCGCCTGAGTCGCTTTGATAAAACCAATTCTTTACAGGACTCATCAAAGGGTAAAACAACGGAGCGTATGTGGATGTCGTTAGCCTATCATAGATTTCTTCATCATCATACCTATGGTCGTAGTCGCTGAAGTCAAGGTCGTATAAGTAGTCCTCTCCAAACAAGTCAGTAAGCGTTACCACATCCCCATAGAAGGTCAGCGTGTACGCATACGGATCCGTGCCTTTGAGCTGCACGTTCTCCAGTTCTACGACCCCCGTGCGGAATGGTAGCGAGTTTATTTCGATTCTTGCTGATGCCCTTAACCTACCATCAAATCCACCCACTACATCGTTTCGGTAGTAGTAACTAAAGACTCCGTTGTTCGTTGCACTAGCGGGAACTGTGAACCCCTGTGTGAAGTCCGTGAACACCTTTGAGATGTCCTGCACATTCTGCACGGATAGGTTAATACTAATCTGCTCATCTTGGAATATATCCAAGCGCACATCATTAACGTAAATGTCAACCTTGTTCATCGTACAAGCATCCTTTGGTCAAAGGCATAGGTGAAGCTCATCGTGTAATTGATGGTCTTATCGTTAATTGATTTTTGGTAGTCAATGCTTCCACGATTGGGAACTATCGCTACCCATTGCCCACCCTCGTAGACTGCCACTTTCTCGCTCATCAAAATCTCCTCTACCACATCGCCATAGGACTCATCTACAAAGCCCGTGTTTAGCGTTATGGTGTCGCGTGAGTTAATGTTAAAGGACTGGTATTTTCCGTTAGTGTAGTTCACATCGGTAAAGCCATCCGCATAGATACTCTTTTGATATTGGTCTTGGGTAAAGTCCCCTCGTTCGGTTGACTTCTTGAAGAACGTAATGTAGTCGCTCATCCCAAACTTGTTAACGAACTGCACAAGGTACGGGTCGTACTTCGGCTCGCATATAACTTCAAAGTCTACTGCGGTCTTGTCATCTACCTCACCCAATGCCTCAAGTGCTTCGCATAAGCAGTCAAGCCCCTCTACTACTCCGCCATCAGTCTTCACCCTATCGTTGTATGCGATTCCCTCGCTATTGACAAGCAGGTTGATGGTGTAGTTGTCTGTTGGTGTGATTCCTAAAAACGCTGCTACGTTAGCAACACCCGAAGGAATGTAGATAACCATTTGCGTAGATATAATCGTAGTGAATGCCCACCCCAATTCATCCTTCAAAGAGAACCAGTATTCTGCTCCATTGATTTCAATACTGAATCCATTGACGTTGCTTGCGGTGTTGTAGGACACGGGCAGCGATTGGTAGTTGCCAGCAAGCACCTGCATAGTACGGTTGGTGAATAGGTTGGGTTGCGTCACTCCAGTATTCTGCTGCTGACCTAATGACTTGTAGCCATCTAAAGCAAGAAAGTAAGCATCTGAAATTCCTCCAGTAATTGGTGAGGCTCCATTATTAGAATAGTTCCAGACTCCACTTATCTGCGCCCAAGCAGCCTCACCAGTTTCTGATGCACTTGGGGCGGTGATAAACGCTTTACCGAATGGATGCTCAAACTGTTCACGAACCAAGTCAGCAACCTCAAAATTGATTACCTCGTTAATAGAATAGTCCTTTGATAAGGAATAGGTTGTTGCTCCAACAATAGTGTCGCGATCGCCTGTGTATGATTTCAATGTTACACTCATTGAGTTGAGTGTATCTAAAGCAAGGGTATTATTCTTGCCTGTTACAAATAAAGGGCTGCGAGCTTGCGCTATACTTGTTGGTTTTGCTATTACAGGTGTACTCATTTTTTTAGAAACTATTTTTTATTGCGTTAGCAATATCGGGTGGCAGTTTATTGATTGCGATATTAAATGGCGTACTAAAGAACTTTGTTGCAGGAATACCCTGCCGATATACGGACTCACGAACTGCAAAAGGATTTAGCCCTTTTCTTTGCGCCCAATCCTTGAATGCAGATACGGGAGGCTTCTTGTCTTTATAGGCGAATGGACTGTTGGGTGCCTTCTGCTTCCAAATCTTGCCCTTGTTGTTTGTTCTCTTAAATGCGCTTGTACTCTTTCTCGTGCCTCCTGCTCCCTTTACGCCTTGATCTTGGAACTGACCATAGTCCTCCATTGAGAAAGTCAAGGAGAAGTTATCATTTGAAAAGTAGATATTATAGCGAAGTGAATTGTAAAGGGTCTTGTCGAAGTTGTGCTTGCCTTTGGTGAGGTTACTCCTCGCTTGTTGAATGACATATTTGCCAAACTTAACAAGTACCGCAGCAATCAAGTCCTCCCGTGCCATTTTAACAAACGCTTATCTCGGTGTTTGCAAGCAGCACATCAAAGGTAGCAGTCCATCCTGCAAGCAGGTTCTCAAACCTCTCGCTGAATGGAACGCAAGAAGCAGTACCATCCAACTGGTAAAGGTCGGTGTATAGAGTACCCCTGCGGAGTTCTGTCACCACATCGTTGATTACTGCGAGCTGGGTGTTCAGTATGTCTTGCTCGTTGCTGATGCCGTAGAACGGCTCTGCCTGTAATCTTGGATTCTCTTTGGTCTCATCCACTAAATCCATACAAACAAGGCTTACATTCATACGCACTATCTGTCCTTCGAATGTTGCTTGGTTGATGATGATGTGCGACAGAGGGAAGATGGTCTGCTTGTTAAGGTCTATGTCGAATATATCCCCAGTCGTTACCACGTTGACTTGGCTATGCGCCTCAAGGGTATCCTTTAGTTTGGTGGTGATGTCGTAGAACTGTCTCATTTTATTGACTTTTTTATTAGGTCGTTTTCAACTTCTTGCTTTTGCTTTTCGAATGTGAGGAAATGAAGACACTCTTGGAGTTCCAATTTAGTGACTCCTCCAAACCTTCTAATATCTCCTTGAGCAAGTTGATATATTGTAGAGTACCATCCCCAACGGGCTGCGAATTGTCCTTGCTTGGAGTATTCGTTTTCTGGTTCCCCTTCTCCAAAGAGGTCAGGGAAGCCCGCAATAATTCGTTCCCTAAACGCCAAAAAAAAAGCGATGCTCCCATTGCAACACTCATCGGGGCTTGCTTCATCTGCTCCTCATATTTGCTTGCTCCCTCGTATGGCTCTATCAAATACCGATGTCCCACAGAGCTTGTGATCGGGCGATACAATACCGCCATCGCTTTGTGTAGGTCTTGCACGTCTTGCAGGTAGCCATCAAGGTCAACGAACTCACCATAGGTGATATTGTCAAGCTCTGGGATGAACCCGTACTTGGTATCCCCCATCGTGAACTTTGGCGTGAGGCTTGGCTTCTCGTTTATCATCGCCATTATGTGCTTGCTGATGTGGCTCACATCTTTGATGCGCACATTGGGCAACTGGGCAAGAGGCACTCCGCAGAATATCTCAAGCATCTTATGGGTCAAGAATTCTTCATCGCCCTCCAACCTCGCAAAGTGTTGGTATTGGTCAAGCGTGATCTCTGACAGGGAGGTGGGTACAGTTACCTTTAGTTCCATTATTAAAATAACCTTTTAGTTTTAGCGTATGGCATACCTGCCAAAGTTAGGTCTGCTCAACTTGTTATACGTTGCATAGCGCAGCGCATCAATGGCGTGGTTGAATGCGCTTATGGGCTTATTAAGTAGATTTCCATTTTTATCTTCTACCCACTTATAGTTCTGAAGTTCCTTGATTAGGTTGCTGCTTCGTGGGGTTACAAATAGCTTGTGCCGCTTCAGCACGTCAATACCCACTATGACGCTATCTGCGCCCTTCTGCGTGGGTTTCACGTTCCATCCCATACGATGCAGCTCCTCGATGCTTTTAGGCTCGGCAGAGTCAGCATATATCTCTGCCCTTCGGTCAAGCCCAAGAGAGTTCAGCACGTTGCTGATGTCTGGGTTTGTCATCCCCGTGCGGTAGATAAGCTCATCCACATAAAGATTGTCCCCCGACTTATAGACCGCCACAAGTGCGGTAGGGTCGTTGGTGTAGCCAAAGTCCATCCCGTGACATAAGAGTGTGGCATCGCTTGGTATCTCTGCCTGCCCGTATTGGAAGATGGTGGCTCTGCTCATCCCACGTTCTCCTAATCCGTAGATTCTCCAATAGTCGCTATCGGTATCCCTTAACCGTTCTATTTCATTTCGGATGCTGCTATCAAGGAACGGGTTATCAAGGTAGGTGGTCTGATGGAAGTCGCAGTCATCACGGGTTACCACCTTATCGTAAATCCAATGGAACGCATCGGAGGGGTTGTAGTCAAGGATTGCCCTGTCTTCGGTTCGCATTATTAGCTGCTGCCAATCCTCAAAGGTCAGCTCGTTGGCTTCGTTAATGTACAGGAGGTTGCGCTTGCGCCCTCGTATCTTCTGCGGTTGGTCAAGGCTTATGAACTCCACAAGGTTGCCATTCAGATAATACTCGTGGCTTGACCTGTTGTGGTAAGCCTCGTTGTACAGGTCGTTGGCACGAAGTATCTCAAAGAAGTCCCGCATCACCGAAGCACGAAGCGAAGGGAACGTCTTACGACATATCGTAATTGTCTTGTTGCTTTCTGTTGTGCTATAATAGAAAATCACCCATAGCAGGATGTTGTACGTCTTCCCACTACGAGTACCGCCCTGCTCCACGACTATCTTCTTGTCGCTGCGCTTTAGGTGGTTATATACTTTATTGGTCTGAAT